ACGTGCGGGGGCGACAGGTGCAGGTTCACCGCGGCGCCGGTGCGCGAGGACGCGCCGCGGTGGTCCCAGCGGGGCCGGCCGCGGATCTGCCGCTTCACCGAGCCCTTCGCGACGGTCTGCGCGGCCTTCATCGCCCGCAGCGTCGCCAGGTCGATGCGCCTGGACATGGCCTCCACGGCTGCCTCGGCCTCTTTGGCGCCGCGCACATGGACGGTGATGCCCTCACCCACGGGCCGCCTCCCTCTGCTGCACGTTCGCCTTGGCCTGCTGCACCGCGCCGTCCACGGCGAGGATCCAGTCCAGCCGTTCGGCGGGCAGGTCCTGCCACGTGTTCGGCGGCCCCACCACCTGGCACAGCTGCCAGTCCCGGAACTGCTCGTAGGGCAGCTGGTGGGCCGGATAGTCGAACTTGCCCTCCAACGCCACCCTCAGGCGGTAGAGGGCGCGGTAGGGGACTCGGGGTCCCGCGACGGGGAGAAGTCCGGGCCCTGCGCCCCCAGAGCGCCGTCCGCGCACAGCGCCCGCAGCGCGTCGTAGGCGCCTCCGGGCAGGTCGAGGAGCCCCTCCAGCGAGACGGGCGCGTCGAAGGACCAGCCGGCCACGCGGGAGATGACGAGATGGTCGTTCATCTCGTCCATGCGCGCGAACGCGGACTCGCCCATGCCGGCCATCATGTCCATCGCGGACGACTCGTCGATGTCCTGCATGGCCTGCACGCCACCCGACTGCGCGGTCGTGACGACCTGCTTGAACGCCGGGTCCGCGGCCAGGAGCATCTGCAAACGCCGCACGGGGCGCCGCAGCCGCTCGGGCACCTCGGCAGGATCGCGCAGATCGGCCCAGGCCGCCTCGGGCAGCTGGTGGCGGGTGATGCTCACGCGTAGGTTCCTTCCGCGATGGCGTTGGTGAGGGTGGCCTTAATCGGGCTGTAGCCGCCCGAGGCGCCGATGTCCGAGGTGTTGGCGACCGCCCGGAAGGACACCGGCAGTTCGATGTAGTCCTTGCCGTAGCCCGGCGTGCCCTCGGTGAAGACGACCTGCGAGCAGTGGAAGCCGAGGCCGTTCTGTGCGGCGCCCGTGCCCTGCGTGTACGCGACGTCGAACGCGGTGGGCGTGCCGGCCTGGAACGCGGTGCGCTGCGCGTCGGACTCCATGACGAGGGTCAGCTTGCCTTCGACGGCGACGTCGCCGGACCAGATGCGGTACGGGTTCTGTGTGCCCGCGGCGCCCTGGATAACGGTCACGGCCCGCTTGATGGTCAGCTCGCCGTCCTCCACGAACGTCGGCGTACCGCCGAGCTGCGTGATGGTCTTCCAGTTCGCGACCGGCGCCACGTTCGAAAACGACGCCGCGGGAGCGTCCTCGGCAGTCGCATACGTCCAGCCCGAGTACTTGCCCGTCCACTCGAACAGGCCGTCCGCGTTCCACTTCAGGCCCAGCTCGGAGCACTGCTGCCCCGGGTACTGCCACGTGCCCAGCGGGTCCGCGATCGTCCACGTCTGCGCCACGGGCTGCGTGTCCCCGCTGCACAGCGTAGAGAACACCGTCGAGTACGGGGCGGCGCTGCCGGTGGTGGCGACGTCGGGCAGCACGGAGGCCAGGAGCCAGCCGATCGTGTCGGCGAACACGGCGCCGCCGAGGTCGAGCTCACTCTTCTTCTGACCGGTCAGGAGCCCGTAGACGTCGACCGGGGCGCCGCGCATGCCGTCGTCCTCGATGATGTCGACGTCGTCCTTCGGCGTCATCGTCTTGAACGGCACGAACGCCGTCGGGGCGACGGGGGTTCCGGGCGTGGTCTCCTTGGCCACGCCCAGTACTGCGAGATGTGACGGCTTAGGCATCGCCGGCCTCCTCCTTCTTGTGCAGCCTGGCCGCCCTCTTCACGGGCGCCTCGGGCGCGGGCTCGGGCTTGTCGTCGGGGGTCTGCCAGCGGCCGTCACGCGGCTTGCGTTCCAGCGGGTACGTCTCGCCGGGGACCGGGGTCACGGCGAGCGTCGGGTAGTAGCGGCCCGGCTCTCCCGTGTACGTGTAGCGGTGCACGCTCGCCTCCTACAGGGTGTTCATGCAGTCGATGCCGACGTCGACCAGGACGTTGCGGCCGGAATGGTCGTCCGACCAGCCCGCCGTGTACTCCGCGGTCGCGGGCCGGGCCCGGTCGACGACGCCGCCGAGCGAGGGATCGGAGCGGACCACCGCGGCGACGAGGTTGGTGAGTTCCACGGCCCGCGCGAACACGCCGGCCGCGTCGTCGCCGCCCCGGTACACGGCGACGGTGACGGTGATCGTGTAGTCCTCCCGCAGCCATCCCGGGCCGCCGGAGCCGACGGTCGACTGCGGCGAGTAGGCCTCGCGCACGTCGCCCACCGAGACGATCTCGTCGGGCAGGTTCGTGCCGGGCCCGTCCAGACACACCAGGACGGCCGGCTGGCCGTCCAGCTGCCCCTGTAGGCCCGCCAGGAGCGCCGCACGGGCAGCGGGGATGGATGAGGCGGGGATGCCCCCGATCGGGGTGCTCACGCGATCCCCGGGGGCCGCTGGTAGGGCTTCCACAGTTCCAGCACCCGCGCCGGGAGCGCGAACCCGGTCGGCACGGCAGCAGACTCGCCCGTGTCGAGGGCTCCGGCACCGCCGAACTTGTTCTGCCCGCCCTGCTGGGTGAGCTGGTAGAGGTGCCGGATCAGTTCGAGGGCGCCCAGACGCACCGTGGCGGGCACGGCCGCGTCCGCCACACCGGACGTGTAGACGACCACGACGTTCTTGACGCCCGCGGGGAAGCGGACCGCGTCGCCGACCGCGCGGCGGGTGATCTGACCGCGCGGCAGGTCCACGGTGTACTCGTAGGAGCCGCGCGAGGTGCCCAGTGGCTGCTCCGTGAGCTCGAACGTCGAGGCGGCCACGTACTCGGTGACGGACTGGACCGACAGGACGGGCAGCCAGTCGAGGGTGATGCTGTCGGTGCCGCCGTCGTGCCACTCGGTGTGGTCCTCGGACACGATCGGGCCCACGACGTCCCGGGCGAGGTCCCCGGCGGCGTCGATGAAGCCCTGCAACTCGGCGTCGTGGCTCGTGTCCGTATCGGGGATGTTCAGGTGGGCGTGGACGGCCCCCAGGTCAACGATCGGCACCGCAGCCCCCTCTCAGGCCTGCTCGGGCGGCTTCGCCGGGTCCGCGTCCTGCTTCGCGGCCGTGCCTGCCTTCGCGCGGCCGGCCTTGGGCTTGGGCGCGTCGTCTCCGAGCACGTCCCGGAGCGTGGCGATCTCGCCTTCCAGCTCGGGCGTCAGGCCGTTCTGCCCGGACTCCTTGGCCTTCTTCACCCGCGTCTCCAGGGCTGTCACCTCGGCGCCCAGTTCCTTCGCCAGGCGCTCAATCTCGGCCCGGACCAGGCCCGCGGCGCTACGGCGCGAGGTGCGCGGTCCGTTCTCGCAGATCGCGAGTTCGTCGCGCAGGCCCCGCAGTTCCGCGATGCGGTCATGCATGACTGGGTCTCCTCTCATGGGGACCAGCCGGCCCGCCGCGGTGAAGCGGCGGGCCGGGAGGGTCAGAACCCGGTCGGGGCCACCAGGCCGGTGCCGGAGATGACGGAGATGGTCTCCGGGCGCCGGTCAGGCATGAACGCGGCGTAGTTGTAGACCTGGAAGCGGACCTGGAGCGTGCCGGAGAGGACCTCCTGCATGGCGCGGGTACGCATCGAGCCCTCCCACAGGAACAGGTCCGAGGTCCGCAGCGCGAGGATGCGCTCCTCGTTCGTGCCCGTGCCGAGGTTGGCGGGGATGTTGCCGTCGGCCAGGAGCGGGAAGTTCAGCACTCGCCCGACCGGGCCCTCGACGTCGCCGCCGGTCTGGAGAGCGAGCGGGTTGAACGGGGCCTGCGTCTCCGGGAGGATCAGCGGCCTGTTCTGGTCGTCGAGCTGCGAGGCCATCCAGAACCAGCGTGCCGGGGTCAGGAACACCGCGTTCGGCATCGCCTTGCGCTTGTTCGCCGACTGCGACAGGGCCTGCATGATCGGCGCGTACATCTCCGGCAGGGTCGGCGTGGTCGACGTGTACGTGACCGCGTTGATGCCGGAGACGTTGAAGACGCCCTTGAGCTGCCCGTTCGCGCCCGTGCCGGTCAGGCACTGCGTGTCGAGCTTCTGGTTGTAATCCGCGATCAGGTCCGCGAACGTCACCTCGTCGAAGGACACCGGGGACTGGTCGAGCAGCTGCATCGCGATGTCCTGCTGACCGGCGATCGTGCGCACGGGGGCGGTCACGAAGGTGTCGGTCAGGTCCTGGCTCGTGACGTTGCCCGCGTCCGCGGTCTGCACGCCGGTCGCGGTGCCCGTGGCGATCTTCGGGACGTTGACCGAGTCGGTGCCCGACGGAAGGGCCATCGGACGTACCGCATTGGCGAAGGTCCGGCCGAAGCGCGGCAGGTCGATGTACTCGTCGACCAGCCACAGCGGCGGCACGAAGTACCCGCCCTGCCCGTCCGTGCGATTCGGGTTGACCCGCGTCTCCTTCTCGAACACGGAGCCCTCGGGCAGGCCCCGCATCTCCTTCTCCGCCCGCTCTGCGCGGCGCCGCTCGCGCTTGGGCATCTCCACGTCCATCTCCTGCGCGTGGCGCTGGAGGCGGCTGCGGGCCTCGGCGTTGCCGAAGACCTGGTCGTTGGCCAGGTCGATGAAGTACGACCGCTTGGCGTGCCGGTCGTAGGTCAGCGGCTCGGACGTCACGCCCTCGGAGGGCTTGGACAGCTGGTACTTGCGGGCCACCGCGGCAGCGTCCGCGTCGCGGGTCTCCTGCGCGTCGAGTTCCTTGACGCGCTCGTCGAGCTCGCGGATTTCCTTCTCCAGCGTCTCGAAGCTGGCGCCCTCGTCTTCGTTGAGGTCACGCTTCTCGGCGGTCGGGGTCTCCATCAGCTTGTCGAGCTCGGCCTTGCGGTCGGCACGCCGCTGAAGGAGGGCAGGGATCAGGGGATTGGGCATGATCGAGGTCCTTCCTCAGGATCGGGTTGTGGCGGGGCGTGCCTGCGCTTCGGGTGGTGGTCCGGGTGACGGCCAGGTGGTGCCCCGAGCGGGGTCCGGCGTGGTCGTCGGCGCGGTCTCCGGCGCGGCGTGCAGGCGGGGATGGTGCGGCTCAGAGGGCCAGGGAGCGGGCGCGGGCGGCGTACAGGCCCAGAGCGCCCTCAGGCGCGTCCTGGACGTCGGCGGGCTCGAACTCGGCGGCCAGGCGCTCGTAGATGGCGCGCCGGTCGTCCGCAGACAGGCGCGTGAGGTGCGTGGTGAGGTCCCGGGAGTTGAGCTGGGCTCCGGCGGTGGCGGGGTTCGCCCCGTAGTTCACGACGGAGACGTCGCCCTTGTTCAGGGACACTTCGAGGATGTCGCGCTGGTCGTAGTCCGGGGACCACTGCTGCCGGGTCACCCAGAACCCGAAGCTCATCTCGTCGACGTCGCCGCGGCCCATCGCCGAACGCAGGGCCTGCACGTGCGGCGACGACGGGTCGAGGTCAGCCTCGGTGTGCAGGCCGGTCGAGTCCTCAGACAGGCGCATCGTCCCGGACTTCGTGCGAGCCAGGGTCAGGCCGCCGTGATTGACGAGAAACGGCACGTCGGCGCCCTCGCTGAGGGTCTTGGCGAACGCCCCGGAGCGCACGACCTCGGAGTACGGGCCAGCCCAGTCCTCCATCTCATACGGCTCGTCGACGACGGAGGCGTAGCCCGTGAACGTGAGCGCCTCGCCCCCGGTGCCGTTCGGTGAGGAGCGCAGTTCCACACCCTCGAAGGGCCGGTTACGGCGCTGCAGTTCAGTGGGCCGTTGAGCCCGCGCGGACAGATCCATAGGTCACTCCTTGGCAGGCTCGTCGGGGCCACCGGTCGGTTCGTCGGGTTTCCCGACCTCCCAGGCCGGGTTGTTCGTGTGCGCCGAGTTGAGCGGCGCGAACGGGTCCTCGCCCTGCCCGTCGGGCAGCGGCGGAAGGTTCTCCTTGCCGCGGATCTCGTCGATGGTCAGGCCGCCGATGTTGCGGGCGGCCTGGTACCAGGTCCAGCGGCCGGCGGTGTCCGTGCGCTGAAGTTCCGTGGTGTCGATGACCGCGGACTGGCCGCGCGGCAGCATCGCCGTCCACGCGTCCTCGAACAGGCCCAGCCAGTCGCCCAGCGTGTACGTCAGGAAGCCCAGATTCTGCTGCTCGATGCCCGAGCCCCATGAGGTGGTGCGGTCGACCTGGGCGAGCATGTGCGGCGGCACCCCGTACAGCATGGCCACGTCCAGGTTCTGTGCGGCCCGGGTGCCCAGGAACTGTGCGTCCTCGGGCGACATGCTGATGTTCTGCCACTGCGCGCCACCGGAGAGGATCCCCACCGAATGGGCGTTCTGTAGGCCGGAGTGTGAGGCTTCGAACGCCTCCTTCATCTGTCGGGCGCGGGTCTTGTCGAGGTCCTGCGGCACGGTGACGATGCCCGTCATGTGGGCGCCCTTGCCGAACATCTGGGCGCCGAACTGTTCCGCGGCGAGCCCCAGGCCGATCGCGTTGCGGGCGTAGCCGATCGGGGACATGCCGGTCGGCGAGCCGGGCATGCACATTCCGGTGATGTGCAGCATGTCGACCGGATCGACGGTTTTGTCGTTGACCTTGTACGTGCGGCCACCGTCGTCGTCCAGCTTCACCTTCACGGCGTCCGGATGCAGCGCGGTGATCCGGGCGGGGCGCAGCAGGTAGTCCCGGGAGGTGACCATGCCGTACCCGTCACCGCGCAGAAGCAGGGAGATGGCCAGCTGCTTCATGCCCGCCCGCCGGGTCGGCCACCGGGTCGATGCCTGGCCGCCGAACGGGTCAGTCACGATCGTCGGGTTCTGCGGCGTCGGCACGGTGATGCCGTCGCGCTGGACCATCGCGTTCATCGGCAGGCCCCCTAGCAGGCCAGAGATGATGCGCACGCACGCGTACACCGCGACCAGCTGCATGGCGGTCTGGTCGTTGACCGGCACTCCGGCCGGCGTCTGTCCCATCAGGGACCCGTTCGTCGGGATCGAAGAGTCGCCCCACTGGGTGATAGCGCGGCGCTCGGCCGCACGGCGCAACAGACTCACCGGTCCATCACCCACCCGGCCAGCAGCAGCGACAGGCCGAGGACGACCAGGCCGACGAGCGGCTGCCACCACCAGGCGGCGCCGACCAGGCAGGCAAGGCCCGCCACGTCGACGGCGTCGGACAGCGTGCGCGGCCCGGGGCGGCGCAAGCGCAAGCGGGACGGCTTCACGGGCACCTCCTACAGGTCGGCCCAGCTGAAGAACTGCGGATCGGGGCCGCGTTCTGGGCGTTGGCAGGCCCGTTCCAGGGCCATGACGGATGCGACGGAGAGGTCGATCTTCCGGGGGGAGTGCTTGGACTCCTTGAAGATCATCAGGCCGCGTGAGGTGTTGCGGACCGTGGCGTTCGCCATGTGCCGGGCCAGCCTCGGATCTCCCGAGTGCGTGACGCCGTTGTTCGTGACGGCTTCGAACAGCCGCTGCGTGGCGGGCACCATGCGCGCCGGCGACTGCGGGAAGTCGACGACCGGCAGACCCTCCTCGGTGAGCACGTCGTAGGTGCGCGCCCAGCGCGCCGGGTCGCAGGCGATCTCGCGGACCTGCCAGCGGCGGCATGCGTCCCGGATCGCCTGCTCCACCTCGCCGACCGGCACCGTCCAGTCCGTACCGGCGTCCTTCGGCTTCTCCCACGCCTGCACGACGTCCAGATGCGGCAGCCGCAGGCCCGCGTTCAGCCCCGCCGCCAGGCGCTCCTTCTCCTCGTCCGTCAGCGCGTCGTTGAGGGGGTCGTCCGGGTCGAAGACCAGGTCCTCGGGCACCCAGGCGGCCACCAGCGCCGTGCTGTCGTTGTTGAAGGAGCCGTCGAAGCCCAGCACGACGTCCTCGCCGTCCGGGATGGCCTGGCCCTCGATGGCGCAGGCCTCCCACGCGCCGTCGGGCAGCCACGCGGTGGCCCGGGTCACCCAGATGTTCAGGCGCTTCGTCTTGAAGTCGGGCTCCGGGGTCTTCCGCATCGCCGCGCGCATCTTCTCGGCGTCCAGGAAGTCACCCAGCGCCGGGTTCGCGGACTCCCACACGCTGACGTCGCGGAAGTCGAAGCCCTTCACCTTGTCGTTGGTCTCGTAGATCCGCGCCCCGTAGCGCGGATCGTCCAGCTCGCCGGACATCAGCTTCTTCGCGTACTGGTACTGCGCATAGCAGACGCTGTCCTCGCCCGTGGAGTCCGTCTTCACGCCGAACGTGGAGATCGCCACGATCAGCGGCTGCTGACGCGTGTCCGAGCCCTGGTTCATGACGTTCCACAGTTCCCAGTTGGGCTGGGCGTGCAGCTCGTCGAACAGGACCCGCGACGGGTTGAGGCCTTCCTTGGTGAACGCCTCCGCAGACAGGGCCCGGTACACGGACCCCGTCGCCGGGTACTCGATGGCGTCCCGGTAGACCTTCAGCAGGCCGCCCTGCTTCAGGTCGAGCTCCGGGGACATCTCCACGGCGGCTTTGACCTCGCCGAAGATGATTTTCGCCTGGTCCTTGTCGGCCGCGCAGGAGTAGACCTCGGCGCCGGGCTCGTCGAGGAGACCGTCGATGCCCAGGCCGGCCCCGAGCAGCGACTTGGAGTTCTTGCGCGGCAACAGGATCAGGTACGTCCAGTACTGGCGCCGTCCCGTCGCGTCCGTGCGCAGGATGTCGCACACCAAGTCGCCCTGCCAGGCGCGCAGCTTCACCAGCTCGCCGCGCTGCGGGCCCTTCGTCAGCCGCAGGTACGAGCCGATCAGCTCGCACGTGAACAGGCCGTCCGTCGTCTCCTCCGACCAGGCCGACTTCTCCGGGTCCCACAGCTGCGGGCCGCGCGGCAGCACCTTCGGCCACCGCGGCGGCGTCCGCCTACGCGCCATTGCCCGTGCGCTGGTAACGCTTCGCCAGCATCTGCTCCAGGGCCGATTCCTTCTTCACCTCGGCCACCCCCAGACGCGTACGGTCGGTGGGCGTGAGCCCGAGCGCGGACAGGAGCTTCGTCAGCTCGACTTCGAGGGTCGACAACATGCCGACCAGCGGATTCGCGTAGGCATACCCCTTGTCCGTGTACAGGACCGGATCCGACGTCTCCAGACGGGCCATGAAGTCCTGCCGGCGGTCGAACTTCTCGCACAGCATCACCAGCGTCGGCCGGTCCGTCTCCGCCAGCCACTTGCACTGCTCGGTGACCAACTCCCACACCGCGCTACCCGCGGGGCCGAGCTGCTCGGGCGTCGCGTCCTCAACCGGCGGCAGGGCAACGACGTTCGCCTTGTCCGGGAGCGGCCTACGGCCCGGGTTGCCCGTGAGGCGCTTACGCTCCGTAGGCTTCGGCGGTCGACCAGCGGGCATCCTCGCCACCCCCTTGATCCACTGCTGACCCCCCGGGGTCGAATTTCGCGAATTCGTGTGGGGGAT